CGGGCATCCCCACACGGTTAGCGATCTTGCGAGCCGTGAAGCTGATATAGGCGGGATTAAGATAATCAGTGCTACTCTTGTAGTCACCAGAGACGTACCAAATTTTTGATCTATTTGCACGACCTTCCGGAATTTTGAATTTTTCATTGATAATGGAGGCAGAACAAGGCTTCCCAATCAATTGGAAACAGCTATGATCACGTAGCTGATCGTGAAGAAATTTTTGCGTGTACCGGAGCAAATAATATTTGGCGGGAGGCCCTCGAGTTATTACTCGGGCCTTGCAGGGTTCTTTAACACCTGCGGGACTAACGACATTTCCTTCGTTAGCAGCCCTAGACCAACAGAAACTCATGAACTCTTGAGGACTGAGGATCTCCATGTTCTTTCGTTCTCCCTCTGAGAACGCGACAGTTTCATTCGAACGACCTCGACAATCAATAGCGTCAGCTCTAAGACGTTCCGCCGCCCCACCCTGTTTCCTTTTCAGAGCCTTCGGACAATGCACTTTGTAAGTAGCACGATCCAAGAGAAGGTCATCTGCAAAATATTCTGACCACCTAAAAGAATCGGTGTGTCCAGCTATTGAGGGAAGAAGGAAATTGCTCTCCTTCGGGTAAGACGCCGGCTTATAGATCTGATCCACAAGGGCACAGATCCGCTGCTCAATGATTGTATGGAGCTTATTTTGAATGACTTCACCGTTAAGCGTGTAGCTTTCAGTTATTGTACGAATAAGAGGGTTTGTATGATCTGACGTTAAGTAATTGCAGGTTTCAGCAATTGCATCGTCAACAAACCATTCGTCGACCTGAGGGAAAGCTTTCTTTAGATTAACAAAATTCCACGCTTGCTCGATGTTTCCGCGAGACATGATCCTTTCACATAATGGATAAAAACCAGCGCCCAAGATCCCAGGCTTAACCCAATCCTGACCATCCAAAAAGGTCGGTGCTTGAGGCAAGACTCTTTGTCTTGCTGCCCGGGCGAACAAATGGTTAATTTGAAATTTAAAAAGTGTGAAGGCCTGACCGGAAACGAATCGGTTGAACCAAAAAAAGGTGAACTGTTGGAGATGATCAAAAGAGATCCGGAAATTTTCATACCGGATTCGGAGAAAAGAGTTCAACGTCAAAAGAAACTGACGTGTGGAGTCTATACAGTGATCAAGAAAGACTGATAGAACTTTCAAAGGAGTTTCGGACCTCATATCAAAATCTTTGATTTTTATATGGGAAGCCACATATTCGCAGCTTATCGGCCACGAACCCCTGAAGAAGGGATCGGGGTCGACGCGGATCTGTCGGACATTTTTAATGACCTGGGCACACAACCCAGCAACCTCAGTATTTTCAGACTGAGTTGCCAAGTGTGTCAATAGGCTATGTTCCAAGTAGCCTTTCCAATTCCTGAGCCAGCGAACCGTTGATTCATTTACGGTCAGCCAGGAGGAAAGGGGTATCGTGTTGCGAGTTTGAGGTGAGTCTTGTTCTTGATTCATTTC